TTATTTCCGTTTTTCAGAAGATGGCTTCGGAACATGAAGTGCTTCCAGCTCAGCCCCGACCACAGGCACTACTGCGATTTTTCTGTCATATCGTGCTGTCTGTTCAACATTCTTGTGACCCGAAATCGCCCGCTTCTCGTAGATATCAACGTTTAAGTCTGAAACTCCTTTTGCCTTCAGATCGTGAAACGTAAAATTAAAATCAATATTAGGGAATTTCACCTTTGCTTCCTGCTTCAGCTTCCTCCATCTGGCATTAAAGCCATCTCTTGTATAACCGGCACCGGAAGGTTGGTGGATTATAAAAATACTGCTCATTCCTTTGTTCAGTGGTAATGACTCTGCAAGGGCAATTACAGAACGTAGTCTTTCACTCCAGCCCTTAATCTGAGCGACTGAAGTTTTGCTTTGCTTGATCAATATGCCTTGCTCAACGAGTTGAGTTTTCTTCATAGAGAGGACGTCAGCTTGCCTTGCCAAGCATAAATAGGCCAGTTCCATGGCAATTTTCTCAACGGGCGAAGCGAGGCTATACAGGGCAGCATATTCCTCGTGCGTTACATAACGATCACGTGACTTCTCTTTGTACTGTTTAACGCCCTTAGTAGGATTTGCCTTTACCAGTCCACGCTCGTAACCCCAACGATAAACACGTGAAATAAATGCCTTCTCACGGTTTGCCTGAACACGGCTTTTCAGACCGCGCTTATCCATATATTTTCTGATATGCTCCGGCTTAATTGAATCAGGAGGCATTTTCCCAAAAACGGCGAGAACCTTAACAGAGTATTTTCGATAGTCTTTTTGAGTTTCTCTGGCTAATTCGAAAAAGTCTGGTGAGTTAAAAAACGATTCTGTAAGCCCTTCGAAAGCGTCTTCGCGCTTACGCTCGTTGATAAGAGCTTCGTATGCGGTCCAGACCTGAGCCTTTGTGCTTTCAATATCACATAGTCTCACTGTGCCGCCGTTTTTAGGCTTAAATTCGTAAGCAGCACGGCCCCGATACACTCGGGGCGGTAACCAGTTATCTTCCTTGTTTTTTCTAACTCCTGCCATCAGTCTAATGCTCCAAAATTTGGCTCATTCATGCCACTGGCGGGCTGCTTACGTGATGCCAGTGGATCATTGAAATGCTGCCAAGTGGTTCGCGGTCTTCCATCCCTGCGTACCATAAAAAATATTCCAGCATTCTTCAGACACTGACATTGCTTTGACGGGGTTTTGTAGCCTGTCAGTTGTTCAATGTCGGCGTCAGAAATAATTTCGTTATTGCTCTGGTTCATACCCCACACACTCCCGCTGCAACAGGTTTAAAAATCCGTGACGAATCACGGCGCTATAACCAACTTCGTTTCATGCCAGCCCAAACGAACCCAACAGGCTGACTCTTCTTTCAGTGGGCAATCCTGCACAGGCAGGCAATCACCACACTTACCGCACTTGCGTTTACCCATCGATTTGAACCGGCTACGGACCCGCGCATCGTCCTGTCGGATAAGCAGAGCGATATACTCTGCAATTTCGTAGGGCTCACGCCCTGGGCGGCGGTCGGCGCAGTTCTGCTCCAGCATCGCCAGTTCCTGCTCATCGAGAACAATCTCCAGCTTTCTGACACCTGCAGCGGCCTGTCTGGCGCGCTGCACTGCTTTGCGTTCAGCGGGGGATTTAGGCATTGTCAATCACCCCAATCCAATCATTTTCGTCTGCTCAGATGAACCATCCACCCCATGATAAACCTTTGCCTTTGAACCCTCCCTGAAGCCCATGTAAGCGGCATATGAATTATCATCACCGCCTGCATTACGACTTTTAACTTCACCTACGCCATCCTCTTTAATTTTCTGAGCGTAAGAAGACATCTTTGATTGATGCTCTTCACTAATCACCAACCCCTCAACTGCGTGATAAGCACCGGAAGCCCAACCTTTGCAAAACTCATCAGCTAATTTGGCTTTATGTTTTGGTATATATCTGCCGCAGTGGTCATTTTGAAACTGTTTTCTCGCCTGTTTTATCTGGCGCGTCAAAACATCAAAAATGTATGCAGCAGCCACATCGCGTCCATCCAGGCCATAAAACTTAACTACCCGTTTATAATTGTGGTTTGGTGTCAAACGCCAACTAACAAGGCACTTTACAGCGAAAGCTTTTTCTATAGTCATTGCTAAAATTGTCATGTACTCAGGCAACTTCTCCGCATTGCTCGGTGAACTTCTACTTTCGCTGGTGGATATTTCAGAGAAGATTACTTCTGTCTCACTTAGCCCGTGCTCTTTCATAAAGGCTTGAGCTTTGGAAAGAGCGTTAGCAGCTTCAGCAGGGCTACTGGTGTTTTCTGCCAGGCGCATCAGCTTCTGAATTTTCGCTAAATATTTTTTCTTAGCAGCATCATTGATGGTTGGGTGCTCACGCATTGCTGGCCTCCTTTAAAAACAGAACCCAGTGTGTCTTGTCACCCTTGCCAGTGCGCTGCCAGATTGTAGGTTTCTGGTCGGTTAGAGCTATTACCTGGCTAACAGGTATCTGAGTTTCGTTCCATTTGAATATCAGCGTGCCGTGTGGCCGCAACACTCTAAAAGCTTCGCTGAATCCTGAGCGGATATCCTCCCGCCATGTCTGCTTATCAAGTGCGCCATACTTCTTTCGCATCCAGCCATTTTCGCCAGCGCGGTCGAGGTGAGGCGGGTCGAACACTACCTGTGCAAAGCTGTTATCAGGGAACGGCAAAGCGCGAAAGTCTGCGATTATGTCCGGGTTAATATGTAAGGCCCGGTTATCACAAAGGACATGAGATTCCTTGCGAATGTCAGCGAAAACTGCACGACTGTCGTTCTTGTCTAACCAGAACATTTTCGAGCCGCAGCACATGTCCAGAATTGGCTGTTCCATTACTGACCTCCCGGCGCTGCTGCCAGCATGGCATCCCAGCACAAGCGAGCGCGATGCTTAGCCTGTTGACAGCCGCTCATCGCTTGATATTTCTCCCACTCAGCCTCTTCGCTAAAACTCTCATCAGGCTCAGACTCAAACCCAGCGATCATCATTTCTTCTGTTGGCTCAATAGGAACCATTTTCCAACCTTCTGGAAGCTTGCACCCATCGCTTACAGGCTGTGCGGTGGCGTTAAGGTGCAATTCATCCAGGCAATCCTGCCATACATCATGAGCGACAGTTTGACCTGTGAATTTGTAGTCGTACATCTGCTGACAAAGTGCGACTAAAGCGTTCGGCGCTTCATCTGGCAACTCCACCGGGCGCAAGAGCTGAGCGGGCGGGGTGGTGAGTAAATCAACAGCTTTAAGTACGTCCTGCGCATAGCCAACGTTGTTCCATTTAAGTCTTGCAGCAATCCTGTTTAATCGCTCAATCAGCGCCTGCACATCACCATCAACTGGATTGGGGGAATTAGTTGTCATGGTTAAACCTCCAAAGGTAACTGGAAAGACATGCGATCACGTTTTTCACAGTAAATAAGTGAACCCGGTGAGTTATGAGACTCAATTCGCTCAACCAGAACGGATGCGCGTGTTTCTTTCGAAGCCGGCGAATAAGCGCCAGACCAGGCTTTATCAATGCCGATGTTTCGCGCAACATTGGTGCTGTCAGCACTCGACAGAGGCAACTTAGTGAAGATGAGCGGATTCAGCATTCGCAACCCATGAAGCTTTGCTACTGGCTGGCCCTTTGCGTCGGTCACATGCCTGATTAAGTCCTTCATGCGCGACACGGCCAGGTTAGGTCGCTTGACGTCGTACTCACCACAACTTCCTATAGCAACGCGCGGATACTCATTGCAGAGTCGGATAAAGCGATCATCGCTTTCATTCATGTGCCAAACGGGAACGCCGTAAAAATCACCATGGGGCCACTCATTCAGCAGAGCCTCATTCTCATCCTCACCGCCATCAATCACGTCAGGAATGATGGCGAAATCGAAGCCAGGGTGATTCTTCCAGACGGCAACAAACTCGTAGTAGTCTTTCCAGTCGATTTTGTTTTTACCAGCTGCTTTCCACGCAGTGAACGCGCCATTATCAACTGCAAATGATTGGCACACCTCAGACGCCAGACTTATCTGATCGCTATGAGCGAAAGAGATAAAAGCGTGCCGTCCTCGCCATGCCTTTAACGCAGCCACGTCCGGCGTGATTGGACCACCATGGTAGTGGATCATATCAACCCGCCTTATCCGCAGTGTCATGGGTGCCGGAGCTGAGTTGCTCGGCAGTATCAGTGGCTATTGCGTAAATGTCAGATCCATCATCAGCCAGCACTAACGCATTTCTCACCGCGATAGCCCCTTCCGCCCGCGCCGAGTTAAGGTAAGCTTCGGTGAGTGGGGCATTCATAGCATTCAAAAGCATTTCTTCACATTTATTGAAATACACCCCACCCGGGCGCTTCCTCAAAACCTCATTGATTGCCGAATCTTTAGCCGCATTCTCCGCCGCCAACGCATCCAGCTTCTGCTGCAATTCATTGCCACGGATGATTGAACACTCCAGGCGAGTAGAAAGGGCAGAGACAAGCTTTGCGATTTCAGTAAGTGGCATATCAGCATCAAGCGCTTTAGCGAACTGATGGCCGGCTTCAACAAGCTCTTTGTTTGATTTATTCGATAACATGCTGGTGGCCCTCAGTGAAGAACGATGTTGCCGTTAAGGCGCTCAGCTTCGTTCTGCGCCCTGATAGGGTTTTTGATAACGGTACCGTCAGGCATCAGCCAGCCATTGAGCAGATGGCTATAGGGCAGGGTGATACGTCCAACGGTGATAGGGTCGTCAGGCTTGTGCATTAATAAGCCCCCGGATAATAAATTTCGTCAGCCTCATCAGCGTCCAAAACTAGCAGGCTGTCTCCGTAGTAAAGCGCCGCTACCAATTTTTCGAAATTCCCACGAAATTGGTGAACCTTCTTGCCCAGCGCATCGCCCTCAAGCGCGCCGGAAAAAAGCCGCCATACAGGCTTTCCATCGTGCAACACATCAACAGTTTCGCGGTCTTCGTATGCTTTTTGTTTAGTAAAATAGAGGTTGTTTTCGAACTCGATTGCATGGTTCTTACTGCGAGAACGGCTGTTGTAGCTACTGCTTTGCTCTGGTTGCTTTTCCAGCCCGACCATAAAAGAACCATAGTCGCTGTAAGTCATGAGCACTGATGGTGCTTCCCATCCCTCCTGCGTAGCTTCTTCAACGTGATCTTCAATGAAAGCGGCCCAAAGATCAGAAGCCTTGATGAATTTCGGCACCTCATGGGATTTAATAAACTCCAGCACATGTTCGCGCATAGATGTGACCAGGCGTTCAGATACGGCATTTCCTTCCCACGTAGCAGCCAGTTCTTTTGCCATCAGTAGGTTATAGCGAGGCAGATCGACTAGCTCGCTGATGTTGGCTGGCAACGCTTCTTCTAAAGCCTTTTTTACCGATTTCGGGAAGTCTCCCCAGCGGAACGTGTCTTTGATGGCTTCTTCGTACAGGCTGGTAACGTGCTTGCGTACCATTTCAGCGAATTCAGGTGACTGTTCGAATTGAGAGCAGTGCGCCGCAATAGCAGCAGAAAGGCTGTTAGCAATATTGTTTTCAGTACTCATTTTCATCTCCACACACGATTTTTAGTTGCACTAATCCCTTGCCGAAGATGGCAATAAAAACTTTTGGGATTTAGTAAATTGGCTGCTGGGTTACTGCAACAACCCAGAGCCGTGCCTCCACACTTGAAGGTTGTTGTGACATGTCACAACGAAGAGAACACTCAGCGCCTCTGTGGCGCGGCCTGGTGCGCCCGCCAAATGCTCTCATCGTTGTGCCCGCAGGCGGGCAATTTTCAAAAGTAAGAGCGAGCCTGACGCATCAGCCATCTTGCATGGCGATGATTTCCGTATAGCGCTAAAGATTCACGAGCCATTGTGTAGAACTGATTGCGCATGACGCGACGGATAACTTTACTGTGTTTAATTTTCTTCATGACAGCCTCAAAAATAATTAAAAAACGCGGTTAAACCGGGTGAACATTACCTTCGCTCTCCTTATGGGATGAAAGCCCCGGAGTAACCGCCAAGCACAACACTCTCTCTTTCCATTCACGGCAACCACATCACGTCATCTTTTCAGCTAACAACGCGGAACCGATGTGTAGAATATAGCTACTTTAAGTAGATAAATGCAACAACAAAAAGTAGAAAAGATTCGAGTTGTAGGTAGTTTTGAAATATGTGCATGAATTTTGGACGAAAAAAAACCGGCTTTCGCCGGTCTTAATCTGTTAGTTACTAGCCGAAATCAAGCATTTTAAGAGGTAAGCACCTGATAAGCTTTCCAAAAATAAATAGCTCAGACATTTCGTTTTCTTCAATAAAAAAAGGGGGGTAGTTTTCATTATCTGACAGAACGGCCAGCCTACGCCCCTTAACTTTCTGAAGTCTTTTAACAAATGTCGAATCTTCAAAATTAAATACGTAAACCCCATCACCGTTGAAGTGATCAATGCTCCTGTCAATAAACAACAAGTCTCTGGGGCTGAGAGTAGGCATCATGCTATCGCCATCAACGTTAATAAGCTCAATTCCATCTAATGTTTTTCTGCCAAACAACTCGTAAACACGCTCGTCAGGGATTTCTATTGAGCTTATTACCGTAGGGAAGGGGTGATTTATATAGCCGTGTCCAGCAGACGCATGAACATCAAACTGCTTGATCCTTACTGTGCCTTTCTCCGGCCTATCAAACCCATCAGACACCCCGTAATCAAGATAGGCAGGCGAGACAGACAACTTCTCAGCAATCTTCAGCATTTTTTCATCCCTCGGCTTAGCTGTGCCCAGAGTGTAACGTCGCGCCATCTCATAAGAGACGCCACTGAATTCTGATAGTTCTTTGACCCCAAGCGATAACGCTTGAAGAGACTTGTTAAGCCTGACGGCAAAGTCTTTGTATTTAGCTTCTTCCACCATAAGTGGAAGATTAAGCGCACAAAGCATAGTTGTCATTTCTATTTTAAGTTGCATATTATTGCTACTTTAAGTAGTATCGAATTCAACCCACTATTGAGGAATGAGTCATGCATCAAAGCTTCAAAAATATTAGCGAGGAAGCTGTTAAGGCAGTTGGGTCAATGTCGGAAGTTTCCAGGCGTTTTGGTTTCAGTTCTGTCCAGTCAGTTGCTAATTGGGTCTCTAAAAACCGAGTTCCTCCTGAGCGAGTGATCCCATTGTGTGAATGGGGTGGGTGGACAGTAACACCGCATCAACTGCGCCCAGATATCTACCCAAACGCGAAAGACGGGCTGCCTGCTAGAAAGTCAGCTTAGAACTAAACCACCACAAACATAACTACCCAAGGAATAGCGAAATGGTAGACACGATTAACCAGGCAGTACGCCAGATGTGCAAAGCACATAAGCACGGCCGCTTAGGTATGGCTGCTGATTTAGGCATGAGTATCGATCAGTTTCATAACCATCTGTACCGCAAATGCGGCAGTCGCTTCTTCACACTGGATGAGCTGATGCAAATGGAAGTCCTGACCGGCACCTGTTGCGTTGCTGAGTTCATGGCAGTTCGTCATGGAATGCTGCTGGTGGACATCAAGGCCGCTCGCGAAATGGACAAGGTTGATTTGTTTGATACCCAACTGAAAGCGAAAGCCGCTGAGGGTGAGTTAGCAACAGCACAGATTGCAGCTATGGCAGATGGCGTCATCGATCATCACGAACGCAAAACCTTGTCAGCGCTGTTCCGTAAAAAAATCAGCCATCAGGTACACGGATTCTTTGGGCTTATCGCACTTTTCAGCGCAGGCACAGCAGATCACGCCGTGGACGTGTTTGTAACAGGCGGGAGGAAGGCCGATGTTGCCGGAATGCAGTTCGAAGCGCAGGACATTTGAAGTGATAACAGATTTAGCAGGGGTCAGAAAAGGTGAACGCCCCGGGTTGCAGCCTAGGGCGTTCGGTGCGAGTAAATCAACGTGTGTGGAGACTCATCGCATGAGCATTGTAAATCAGAAACCGTTGTCAGGGCAATTCCGCTGCCGTTATCAGGCTGGCGTTCCTGTCTATGAGCAAATCATACCCGTCGCCGATGAGGCCAACAACTACCAGTCTGTTTCTCGTTTGGTAGTCGAATCTGCCTGGGCTGAGTTCTATCGTCGCCCGGTTGAAGTGGGGGCCATCAATGGAAACTGAAGTCATTAAACCGTGGGTTGAAACCTACAAGGATAATCGCGGCGTTAAGGTTACTACCGTTGGGGTTGATACGGTCAATCACCGTGTGATCTTCATGCGGCCTAACTACCCGCATCAGTGCATGCTTCCGCGTGTGTTGTTCAGTCAGAAGTTTAAGAAGGTATCACCATGAGTTTACTGCTTAAAGTTAAGCCGCTTGTGGTGAGCCCTGAGTTAGCCAGCCGTATTGGCCTGAATGAAGCCATTGTGCTGCAGCAAATTTGCTACTGGCTGGAAGACACCACATCTGGCGTTGAATATGAGGGGAAACGCTGGGTTTATAACACCATTGAAGAGTGGACTAATCAGTTTCCTTTCTGGTCCTCAGACACCGTAAAACGTGCACTGACTTCGTTGAAAAAGCGTGACCTGATTTTTGTAGAGCAGCTTAAGAAATCTCAGCATGATCGGACTAATTATTACGCAATTAACCACGCCAGCCCTTTATTGACCGATGAGGGCAATTTGCACTCATCGAAGAATGCAAATTGCACTAATCGAATGGAGCAACCTGCACCAATCGAACAGGGCAACATGCCCTCATCCATCGGGGCAAATTGCCCTCATCTTACAGAGAATACAACAGAGAATACTACAGAGATTACAGGTAAAGACTCTTGTCCGGTTTCTGCGAAACCCGACAGTGAATCTTCTGACGATGCTTTCCGTGTTCTTGAGCACCTGAATCGTGCGGCGGGTTTGCGTTACCAGAAATCCAGATCATCACTCGGGCCAATCCGTGGACGCTTGTCTGAAGACTTCACCGCAGAAGAGCTGATCCTCACTGTGGATTACACCATTGCCAAATGGTCTGACGACGCGAAGATGCGCGAGTACGTTCGGCCAGAAACAATATTCCGTCCTGGAAAGTTTCCCGGTTATCTCAGTTCAGCCCAGAAGTGGGACCGCGCCGGACGTCCGCCATGCATCAACGGCAAGTGGATGCGCGACGTAACCGCCTTACCACCAGTAGACAGCCAGACGCCGCCAGGCTTCCGTGGCGCTTAAGGGGGATTCATGGAACACGATGAAATTATTCTTGAATGCCTACGCACTCACGGCGGCATGAGCATGAAGCGCATCAGCGAAACGACGGGCATCAAATATGCAACAGCCCGCGCTGCCGTTTTTCAGATGTGCGAGCAGCTCATCCTGATTCGCAATCAGAAGTGGCTGTTTACGGTAAACACCGCGCCTCGACCTGAAGAAAACGAGGATTATCTCAAATCGGTTCAGACTGCGACTCAACTGGAAAGCAAGGGCCTGTGGCTTCGTGCCAGCCATAACTGGTTAAACGCGATGATGACGGCCACCTTTGAGCACAACCGGCAGGTTGCAAAAGCCAACAGCGATAAGTGCGCGGCCAGAGGCGCTTTACGCTGCAGCCGTTACAGCGGCATCGACAGTGGGAAAATTAGCGATTACTGGCAGTGGGAGGTTCACCAATGAAACCAGCCCTTAAGCGCCACTTTGAAGAACACGAATATTTCTACAGGTCATTGCCGGAAGTGCTGGTGATCATCCTGTTACTGATTATCTATCTGGTTTGGGAGTTACAAACAGCATGAGCACATTAGCCCGCGTTTACGACGACAAGAAAAATACTGAAACCGACATCACCACGCGCAAAACCTACCTGTTAGGCGTTGATGAGCTCTACGTTGAGCCTGGCTACAACGTTCGTGAGACAGACCAGGCCCACGTTGAGGAATTCCGTGATGCGTTTATCGCTGGTGAACACGTTCCGCCGCTGGCGGTTCAGGTCACTGAGCATGGCATCAAGGTTATCGATGGTCATCACCGTTACTTTGGTGCCAAGCTGGCTCAGGAAGCTGGCTACGAGTTGCGCCTTGAGTGCAAAGACTTCGTTGGCAGTGAAGCAGACCGCATCGCCTTCATGGTGACAAGCAGCCAGGGCAGGGCGTTACTTCCGCTGGAAAGAGCCGCAGCTTATCAGCGCCTGGTTAATCAGGGCTGGGAACCGGCAGAGATAGCGAAGAAGGTAAAGCGCTCAGTTACTGACGTTGAACAGCACCTGCAGCTTCTGACCGTAGGCGACGGGCTGATTGATATGGTCAAGTCCGGCGAGGTAGCAGCCACCACAGCGATTGCTCTGCAGCGTGAGCATGGCGCAAAGGCATCAACTGTCGCTCAGCAGCAGATGCAAAAAGCAAAAGCCGCGGGCAAAAAGAAACTGACCAAAGCCGCCGCGATGCCCCAGTTCAGTGCTGTCAAGGCTCGTCGGCTGGTGGAACTGCTTTGCGATGCTCAGTCAGGTGACGAAGAGGATGGCGTTACAGCGCTTTATCACAATTCAAGCTACACCGATGAGATCATGTCTATCCTGGCTGAATACCGTGAAGGCATTCCCGGCACTGAAAAAGATTTGAAGCCGGAAATGGTCCAGGAACAGCAGGGCGGCGAAGAGTTACCGCTAAAGCGAGTCGATATCCTTGAGCAAAGCGGCGTTGAAACAATGGCATGTGCTGTGGCCGCATTCGGTATGAAACACGAATACACCTTCAGTGAATCGAAATATGCCCACGTATGGGCTTCTGATTCTGTCGAAAAGCCAGAGGTGATGGTAGTCCCACCTGACACTATTCAGAAGGCGAAGCGCATCATTCAGGAGCATCAGGACGACCTTGAGCTAAAGCTCTGGGTGGCAGAAAATTTTGAAGGGCCAGATGAGGAGAGTTTCAACTTCCGGCGATTCGCATCTGTTTTAATTGAAGTTCGTCTGGTGAAGCCATGCACGGTTCGCGAATTCCTTGAGCTGGTGGAGCAGACAGACCGTAGCTGCTGGGACAATGTGCGCATGTTACGTGGTGCCGTCAAAGAGCTTATAGGCGACACAGGACAAGCTGCATGAAGTTAACTTTACCGTTTCCTCCAAGCGTTAACGGATACTGGCGGGCAACGAGTACAGGTATGAAAATTAGCGCCTCCGGGCGCTCTTTTCGTTCCAACGCAATCGCAGCCATCCTTACGCAGCTCAAGCGCCGCCCTCAACCCATTACAGTGAACGTTGAAGTTACCGTGTTGCTGTACCCGCCTGACAAGCGCCATCGCGACCTTGATAACTACCAGAAAGCGCTGTTCGACAGCCTTACGTATGCTGGCGTGTGGGTGGATGACAGGCAGATAAAACGATTCACTGTAGAGTGGGGGGAGCAGGTTAAACAGGGAAAAGCAGAGGTGACTATCAGCCCTTTCACGTTTGGGGGGAAATGAATTTAAATAGCGGTTATAGTGCGAATACCGGGGCATGTTGCAGATGCCATTGGTAGAGGTTGGTCCCGTTCACTTGCAGGTGATGGGGCGGGGCCGTTTAAAAATAATGCGTGTAAAGTGTGTGGAGAGTTCAAATGCTAAATCAATCAGCAGGCGCTAATGCGCCTGTAGTCAGTGCCATTCAATTCCCAACCATGACCAGCCGTGAAATTGCAGAGCTGACTGGCAAGCGTCATTTCGATGTCATGAAAGATATCGAACGCATGTATGAGCAGCTAAAAGAGGACGTGCATGGGTGTGCGCAAAAGTTCGTACACCCCCAGAATGGTCAAGAATATCAGCAATACCGTCTTGATCGTGAGCACACCGAATGCCTCATCACCGGTTACAGTGCCATTCTCCGCATGAAAGTGATTAAGCGGCTGCATGAGTTAGAGGAAAGCCAGCCAGTTAAAATCCCGCAGACCTTTGCTGAGGCACTCCGTCTTGCTGCCGAAATGGAAGAGGAGAAGGAACGCCTGCAGATACAGCTTACTGAAGCTGCTCCAAAGGTCGCTTTCGTGGATCGTTATGTCATGGCTACAGGCTCAATGACATTCCGCCAGGTGGCAAAACTTCTTGAGGCCAAAGAGCCAGAGCTCCGCCTGTTCCTGCTTGATAGCAGGATCATGTACCGACTCAATGGTGTCATGACTCCCTATAGCCAGCATATCGAAGCCGGTCGGTTTGAAGTCAGAACCGGCACCACTACCGATTCAAATTATGCCTTCAGTCAGTCCCGCTTCACTGCCAAAGGCGTTCAGTGGATTGGCGGGCTGTGGACGGCTCACAAAGCGGAAAGGGGTGATGAGTGAGAGCACTGCTAACGCCTGAGGTTGCTCCGCGCACAGGGATAGTGCTGCTCAAGCCTGGCTCAGACCTGATGGGGATGTTTCGTGGCCGCGTTCTGGTTAGCACGCCTACACCGGATATGGCTGACCTTCCATCAGGCATGATCAATGACGGCACACAGCCGCTACTTGATGAGCCATCCCTTATCCCGTTCTTCAGTCATGATCGCGTTATAGCTGCCGCTGGTGGACCTAATGGCCTGGCTGGGTTTGTTCGTGGATTTGGCTGCTGCCAGTGGCATGACGATGCAACATGGCATCACCATGAATACACGCTTCACGAAACTGAATCCGGCCTGGTGTCATTGTGCTACAGCAACGATAACCAGTTCAGGGAGCATGGCACACCCGGCAAGCTGGACAACATCGCTAAGGGCAACACAGCTCTGTGGATAATCAGGATGGTTTGCAGCCAGCTTGGTTTGCATGGGGAGCATCAGCTAACCCTGCCTGAGCTTTGCTGGTGGTCCTCACTTAATGACCTTATCAACCTGATACCTGACGCACCGGCGCGGCGGGTTCTGCGTATGCCAGTAAAGATTATCTCAGGTGAGCTTAAAGAATCGCACATCGCGCCAGAACGTCAGCCTCAACAGGTCATTCAGCAGGCCGCTGAGCAGGTGAAAAAGATAATCACTCTTGTCGCTGACCCAGAATCGCCAGAGTCATTCATGAGGCGACCAAAGCGCAGGCGCTGGGAGAGCCAGAAGTACACTCAGTGGGTGAAAGCGCAGAAGTGCGCATGCTGCTCTAATCAGGCAGATGACCCGCATCACATCATAGGACACGGTCAGGGAGGTATGGGAACAAAGGCACATGATTTATTCGTGATTCCGCTTTGCAGGGCGCATCACGACGAATTACACCGCGACCCAAAACTTTTTGAGTCGAATTACGGCAGTCAGATCGAACTGTTATTCCGGTTTCTTGATCACGCTATTGCAGTTGGCGTCATTGGGACAGATAAAAAATAAAGTGTGTGGAGGGGATTTAATATGCGTGACATTCAACTGGTATTAGAGCGCTGGGGTGGCTGGGCTGCATGTGAAGGCACTCAGGTAGGCTGGAATCCTACAAGCCCCATGTTTATTACACTGCTGCCAAAGAGCACCAGTAGCCGTCCTTCCTGCTGTGACAATGACGGCATGATTATTGACACCGCCGTTGGCATGCTTAAAAAGGTTGGACGCCTGGATGAACTTGATTTGATTATGGCGCACTACCGTTATGACGTATCCAAATCAACAATAGCCCGCTGGCTTAAATGTTCTGAGGGGAAAGTGCGTCAGAAGCTTATGATCGCCGAAACGTTTATTGATGCCTGCATACTGATGACAGATGCCCGGCTTGAGATGGATGAAGCGGCTCAGAAAACTATTTTTCAAAAAACCGCTTAATCTGCTTTTCGTTACGAATTTCTCTATGTAATCTGTTAAGAGTGGTAACAACGCATAGCTTCTTAAATTAGAAACCTCGCCAGACGGCGGGGTTTTTTCATTTCCACACAATACCAAAGGCACTGAGCGCAGCCGGTTTATCCGTTCTGTCCAGGACTGCAAACCTGTAGCGCCTTTCATATTGTGATATTCACATGCTGATTTACCCCTGTTGCCGACGGGCAAGGAAACTATCGCGGAATGCGTCAGGGTTTAATTACTGAGAGTTAAAGCGCTGGACCATTCGTATGTTACTGATTCCATGCCTTATGCCCGGATAAGCTATACAAAAGGCTAGTCGGTATTATTCTTTAGTACAGTTGCTGTATCATAGGGTAAGTATTAGTTTTGCTAAACGATTAGGCGGTGGTTGTCACAGGGTATTCGTGACGGAACTACACTGATACTGAAAAAAAAGCCCCCATCTTCACCATCCTGCGAAGATTTCTGAAGCGGGGGTGCTAAGTAGCGAACACCAGGGAAATCCAACACCAATATATCGAATTGATTAGTTATAATAAACAGTGCAGTTAACATTAGGCTCACATTCGTGGGCTTTTTTTGTTTCAGATCAAACTTCCAAGAGGTCGCTAAAAAGCGGCCTTTTTTCGTTTTTGCGCTCGCCAATCAGCAACCACTCATATTTTGACGCCGTGGCGATGCGCAATCTTTTCCTCAACAGCAAGCCGCCATCATCCAGGTGGCGGGAACTAAGCGCATGCCTCCAGAAAAAGACCCGGGCTTTTGGGCCACAGTGCTGCTGTGGCTGTACGCCCATAAAACAGAATGGGGATATGCCGGGGTAGCAGGCATGTTTTCACTATTACGCAGTGCCTATGCAAAAAGCCCGTGGAGTAAGCGGGTTCTCGACGCTGTTTCCTGTAGCGCACTGGCGTTCTTCGCTGGCCCGACGCTTCAGGTAATGGGCGCTCTCTTCAACTGGAACATCCCTGACGCCGCCGCACAGGTATTCGCGGTTTACATCGGGTATGTGGGTAATGACTACATCAGCGACAAGTTGCGCGGGTGGATAGCCAGAAAAACAGGGGATACTGATGCAAACCAGCAATAAAGGCATGGACCTGATTAAGCGCTTCGAAGGCCTGAAGCTTGAGGCATATCGCGACAGCGTAGGCATTCCCACTATCGGATACGGACATACCCATGGTGTAAAGATGGGTGATGTGATTACCGGCGAGCAGGCTGACAAATATCTGCGTGAAGATTTGCTGGCGGCAGAGCTGACCATTAACACTAACGTTAAGGTGAAGCTGACACAAAACCAGTTCGATGCGCTGGCGTCATTTGTTTTCAACCTGGGTTCCGGCAACTTCGTTAAATCCACTTTGCTTAAAAAGCTTAACGCAGGTGACTTCGCTGGCGCAGCAGATGAGTTTGGCAAATGGGTTAACGCAGGTGGCAAGAAATTAGCAGGCCTTGTTAAGCGCCGTGCCGCAGAGCGAGAGGTGTTCATCTCATGAATCCATTAAATCTCGTCAAAACTTTTTCACCCGTCATCGTCATTGGCCTGATTTGCCTGGCACTCTGGATGTTAAATGCCCGCAGCTCACAGCTTGAGGCAACCAATCAGCGCCTTGAGAAGCTGGCGAACAGCAAAGACGAGCAGATTAACGACCTGCGCTCCAAGAATGACGGCCTGGCTACCAGCATTAACGAGCTGGTGACAGCCGTTAAAAAGCAAAATGACGTAATGAGTCAGGTTACAGAACAACGCGCCCTAACAGCCCAGCAGAACCGGAAACTACAGAATGAAATCAAGCAATATCTTGCAGCGGATAAGTGCGCTGTTGCTCCTGTTCCCGCTGATGCTGCTGACAGGTTGCGGAGTGCAGCAAAAGCCGCAAGTGGAGTACCGGACAGTCAGCCAGCCAAAGGTGCCACTGCCCGCTGACCTGACCAGCCCGATTGAAGCGCCAGCGCCGCCCGATCCAATGATGTTCGGTGACAGCGTAAGCCTCAATGCTGAGCTATACGGTTTAGTGGCTCAGTGCAATATTGATAGAGCAGCGATAAGAAAAATTGAGAGTGATATGAGCTTGCGATGAGAAGCAAGCTCTTTTAAATAAGTTGTTATTTGGGATTATCTGCGAATCCATCCAGATGGGGAGGGGCTCATATCGTGAAGATGGTCAATGCCAGCAGCATTGATTCTCACTGATGATAAGGCTATTTCCCAGGGTTTTTCCCAGCGTAACGGGTAAAATGTGAAATTTCCTTCAATGTAATTTTGGTCTTTTAAGTAAACTAAGTAACCAACCAAATCTATTTCTGAACCAATTGCGTTTTGGATTGGGGCCCAATCGGTCACGGTGCCCGGAAAATCCTTCATTAAATAGTCCAGTACAACGACTACTTTATCTTTTTCAATATTCATTTTTATCTCCAGAGATAGCGTCAAAATCGCCTCAGTGATTATACCATCACAGCAAATCTCATGTTGGTGCTCGGACCCAATAATTAGGTTATTCAACATGATTGTGTGTCATCCTGATGCGTTAGCGCGGGAATGTCGTGCAGTTCCCCTTCCAGATGCTTACTGCTAAAGAATCCTCCGACAAGGGATAACGGTTAGCCACGCTGTGAATCGTTGCGAAGCTGGAATGGTTAATTTTGCTTCACTAAGAAAATTCTTAGATGTATTGTAGTTTCTCCATTTTAAATTCGGAGGTAGATATGTCTGAGGAAGTTAATAACCCGTATCAAGAGGTGCTTGCGCGTAAAATCCAGGATAATGATCTGCATTTTTTAGTGAAGGTGGCAAATTTCGCCAACGCTAATTATGGAGTCACTCTTCTTAGCAAAGGCTCATTAATCGCAGGTGTGATTATCTCGGAAAGAGAGTATTACGAATCTGTGGGCGGTATTTTTGGCGCTAGAGGCGAATCAGCCCCTGCGACAGCAGAGTATTTCTGGAAAAAAAGTGAAAAATCACCCAAACCTGAAGACTATAAAGAATACGAAGGTGAAAGAGAGTTTGATTTCATCAACTTAAAGAAGGTTAGAGTCAATAGTAATTCAGGTGGATTTGGCAATATCAATAATGCTTTTTTAAGGATGAAGCTAGAGGAAGTAGATGGTTATATATTAGGTACGCCATCTGATTAAGCTCACCGCCTTAGGGCGGTTTTTTATTTTGTACTGAAAACTGCATTCGCTGAGTTCAATTTTCAGCATAAACACAATGAATCATCGGCTGGTGGTATCACCATTGCTGAGGGTTATACCTATCTGACCAGCAGGAAACTCTGAATGGACGTCGTGATTGATGGAATTGCCTATGCGCCAATGACTGAGCGGGCATCAAATATAGGTATTGCTATCAGCACACACAACCGCCATGACGTTTTATCCCGCGCCCTTGATCATCAGCTTAGGTTTCTTCCTGCTGGTGCGCTGGTGGTCGTGATTGATGATGGCTCAAGCGCTCCGGTAACTTTTCCTGCTGGTATCAGGGTTATTCGTCGTGACGTGTCACGCGGCATAGTGGCATCAAAGAACGCCAGTTTACAGGTGCTGATTGATGCGGGATGTGAACATCTTTTCCTTTGGGATGATGACGCATGGCCTGTAGCTGTTGGATGGGAACAGCCTTACATCGATTCACCAGAACCGCATCTGGCATATCAGTTTCAGGACTTCGCGACAGGCCAAAAGCTTAACGACATATCTGTGCTTTACCGTGACGATAAGCACGTTGCCTACACAGGCCAGCGCGGAGTGATGCTTTACTACCATCGTAGCGTGATTGAAAAGGTGGGTGGCTTTGACCCCATCTATCAGCGCGGTATGTACGAGCACTCAGATTTAGCATTACGCATTCACAATACTGGGTTAACGTCCTGGGCGTTCGCTGATGTTGTCGGTTCTGAAAAACTTATTTACTCGCTTGATGAGCATCAGGCCGTTGAGCGTTCTGTACCAAAGCCAGACCGTGAAGCACAGGTTAAGCGCAATGTGACTATCCACAATGAGCGCCGTAACAGTTGCTACACCGGATATGCTGAGTACCGAGACAAACGCAATGTGGTTATCACCACGTTACTTACCAGCCAGCCAGACCCTCAGCGCGGCGCTAAGATAACACCATCGCCTGACCTGCTGGATAAGTGGGCGTCATCGCTCAGTGGTTGTGGCCGCATTGTCCTGGCTGATGAGCTTGACACTGCTCCGGCTGACATTGAGTTATTTCGTGTGCCTGATGTGAAGATGAACGTCTACTTCCGGCGATGGCTGCATATCTGGCAGCACTTACGCGATCACCCTGAATATCATTTTGTCTGGTGTACCGATGGCACAGATGTAGAAATGCTTCAGCAGCCGTGGCAGGAAATGGAATCGGGCAAGATTTACGTTGGCTCTGAACCCAAGACCTACGCCGATCCCTGGGCTAAAAAGTCTCATCCCGAAGCTATCTATCAGGCATTCATTGATGAGCATCGCAACGATGTGATGCTTAACGCTGGCCTGCTGGGTGGTGCCCGCGATGATGTGATGGCAATAGCGCATGGCATTGTCCGTCTGTACTACCACATTGAATCGTTGCGTTTCTGGGATAAAGAGCAGTCAGCGGAATCTGTCGGTGACATGATTTGTTTTGGAATAGTAGTTAATCGATTTAAAGATAGGGTGATTACCGGTCCAAGGATCAATACCGTTTTTAAAACTGACGGCATTGGTAGTGAGTTTGCTTGGTTTAAACATAAGTAGTCAAATATGACCAAAACCAGAACTTTCATTGAAAGATTCTGGGAGAAAGTTGTTATGGCTGAACCTCATGAGTGCTGGATATGGACCGCGGCTAAGCGGAAAAGTCGGGCTGGCGGTGGAAAGTTTTTGTTTTATGGTCATCTAAAAACCGGCGCAAAGCCGGGGGAAACCAGTAAAATGATACTTGCGCACCGCGCCTCATGGGAAATGCACAACGGCCCGATCCCAGAGGGATATTTAATTGACCACACCTGCCATAACACACTTTGCGTCAACCCTGCACACCTCCGCGTAGTAACCCCAAAGCAAAATGCTGAAAACAGAAATAGGCATTCCAATGCCTCATCTGGTTATCGTGGCGTAACGTGGAATAAGGACATGCGTAAATGGTGTGCTCACTATAAAGAGCATGGGAAAAGTCATCATATTGGCTACTTCGAATGTAGGCATGAAGCAGCTGAGGCAGCGCGGCAGGCTCGCAATAAGGTTTTCACACACAATGACGCAGACAGATATTAAGTTTGTCGTTGTCGGCCATCACATGCGCCGTCATCAGGCAGAACAGTTGGCGTGGTCGCTGCGTGCCCACCTAATGATTGATGAAGGCCATCACGGCGCAAACTGGAATCACCACCGTGCTATTGAGTGGGCCAGCCAGCAGAATTGCCGCGTAGTGATACTGGAAGACGATGCGCTGCTGGTTGATGGCTTCACCGAAAAGGTAGCAGCCTGGCTTGATCGATTCCCTGATGATTTGCTGTCTTTCTATTTAGGCACCGGCAGGCCTCCGCAATACCAGCACGAGGTTGCTACGAAGCTTATCGAAAGTGACCAGCGCCAGACAGACTACATCATCATGAGCAGGCTAATACACGGCGTCTGTTACAGCATACCGCAACATCGTATCAGTGATGTGCTGACTAAGTGGGACAGCGCAAAGCCAGCAGACTACGCCGTTGGTGATGCCTTTGGCGGCTACGTTATCTATCCATGCTATTCACTTGTTGACCATGCAGACTCGGACACCGTTGAGCAGCACCCGGACAATGAGCAACGCACACAGCGCCGCAGGGCGTGGAGGCTTGATGCCAGCACTGATACCAAGAGCATGCAGGAAGCGCGGCTGTGCTAAGACCACAACTGACCGCTCAGGTTACTGTGAGGCTCACCGCAATCATGGTTGGGAGCAACATCAGCAGGGACAGAGCAGGCATGAGCGTGGCTATGGCAGCAAGTGGGATGTGATAAGAGCTCGCATCTTGCAGCGTGATCGGCATCTCTGCCAGAACTGCCTGAGAAGCGGAAGGCCAACAGCAGCCAAGACCGTTGACCACATCGTACCCAAAGCACATGGGGGCACCGATGATGACATCAACCTTGAGGCCCTGTGCTGGCCCTGCCACCGCAGCAAAACCGCAAAAGAAAGACTGAAATGAGAATCAATATCATCAAAGTGGTTTCAAATGTAACTATCTCACCTCAAATGAGAGCCATTATCATTTGTCAGGGGGAGGGCGGGTCGAAAGTTCACCCCTCTCGCCTTTAAGGACCGCCGCCTAACCTTTTTTCGCATCGCCGCAGGTTAGAAAACTTTTTTTGGGGTGACCCAACCAGTGATTAATAGGAGTTTTCGATTATGCCAGGACCGCCGAAAACCCCGACACATCTGGCTTTGGTGAAGGGGAACCCATCAAAACGCGCTATAAACAAAAACGAGCCAAAACCTAAGTCTGGGGTGCCCCCAATTCCAAAGCATCTGGATAAGATGGGGAAGTACTGGTTCAAGCGAATTGGCGAAGAGCTTGATGCCGTTGGTGTCATGACCACGCTCGACGGTAAAGCCCTTGAGCTGCTGATTGAGGCCTACACCGAGTACCGTCAACACTGCGATGTTCTGGCTGAAGAGGGCTACACCTATAAGACGGTGTCAGCAACAGGCGAGGATATTGTTAAAGCTCATCCGGCAGCAGTAATGAAGTCCGATGCGTGGAAGCGCATTCGGGCGATGCTCACTGAATTTGGCATGACACCGGCCAGCCGTTCTAAGGTTGGCGCTAAGGGCCCTGCTGAAGCCGATCCCCTTGAAGAGTTTCTTAAAAAGCGCAAATGATGAATGGCAACTGTTCAGGCTGGTATTCAGTACGCCGAGCGCGTGCTGTCTGGCGAGATCGTTGCTGGCGAACTGGTGCGCCTGGCGTGTCAGCGTTTTCTCAATGATTTAGAGCATGGGCCGGAACGCGGTATCTACTTCAGCGAGGACCGCGCTCAGCATATTCTCGACTTTTATAATTTTGTTCCTCATGTCAAAGGCGCTCTTGCAGGTAAGCCGATAGAGCTGATGCCCTGGCATATTTTCATCCTTATCAATTTGTATGGCTTTGTCATCCCTCTGATCGATGAGGTGACGGGCGGGCACGTTTTTGATGAAGATGGCGATGTGATTATGGTTCGCCGTTTTCGCACTGCTTACAACGAAGTGGCCCGTAAAAACGCCAAATCAACCCTTTCTTCAGGGGTTGGTCTTTATATGACCGGGGCTGACGGGGAAGGAGGCGCAGAGGTTTATTCTGCGGCCACTACCCGCGATCAGGCTCGCATCGTTTTTGACGATGCCAAAAACATGATTAAGAAAGCGCCCCGGACGCTGGGTCGGCTGTTCGGTCATGTGAAGCTGAATATTCATCAGGAGCGCTCAGCTTCCAAGTTTGAACCCCTTTCGAGCGATGCCAACAACCTTGACGGCCTCAATATTCACTGCGGAATTGTTGATGAGCTTCATGCTCACCGGACCCGCGATGTCTGGGACGTACTGGAAACGGCGACTGGCGCACGTCTTCAGTCGCTGCTGTTTGCCATTACTACAGCAGGGACCAACAAAGAGGGCATCTGTTTTGAGCAGCGTGATTACGCAATAAAGGTATTACGCGGTGTGGTTGATGATGACACCTATTTTGCCGTCATTTACACCCTTGATGAGCAAGACGACCCGTTTGATGAGGCGAACTGGCCTAAAGCTAATCCCGGGCTGGGTATATGTAAGCGCTGGGACGACATGCGCCGCCTTGCCAAAAAGGCAAAAGAGCAGGTTGCCGCCCGTCCAAACTTTTTCACCAAACACCTTAACATCTGGGTTACGGCTGAAAGCGCCTGGATGGACATGGATCGCTGGTCAAAAATGCCGAAGCTCGGCGCTGATGAAGACCGTAAAACGTGGCCGATGTGGGTGGGCGTTGACCTCGCCAATAAGATTGATATCTGCGCAGCGGTTAAAACCTGGCGTGACCCATCCGGTGAAACTCACATGCAGTCACGTTTCTGGATACCGGAGGGAAGGCTTGAAACCGCACCTGCTCACATTGCGGAGCTTTACAGAAAGTGGTCTGCAGCCGGTTATCTTGAGCTGACCGATGGTGACGTTATAGACCACGCCATGATCAAGGCGGACATAGTTAAGTGGGTCCAGGGGGAAAATATTAAGGAGATTGCTTTCGATCCCTGGAGTGCCGTTCAGTTCAGTCTGTCCCTTGCTGAAGAGGGTTTACCGCTGGTTGAGGTAGCTCAGACGGTAAAAAACTTATCAGAATCAATGAAATCTGTTCAGGCAGAAATTTACGGCAATAAATTCCACCATGACGAAAATCCTGTCATGACCTGGATGATGTCAAACGTCACGGTTAAGCCTGACAAAAACGACAACATTTTCCCAAACAAGTCCACGCCTGAAAACAAGATTGACGGGCCGGTCGCGCTGTTCACTGCCAAAAGCCGAATGCTGGTAAATGGTGGTGAGGATGCGCAGGACCTGAGTGGATTCTTCGAAAACCCGATAATGATAGGCGTCTGATGAAAAAACAAAAGCAGCCTGGCAAGGTTAAATCAGCCTTGCTGAACTGGTTAGGCGTACCGATTGAATTAACAACGGGTACTTTCTGGCAGGAATGGATGGGGATGAGCAGCAGTGGCAAGGTTGTCTCAGCCGATAAAGCTATCCAGCTTTCTGCCGTATGGGCATGTGTCCGGTTGTTAAGTGAATCGGTCTCGACACTGCCATTAAAAATCTATCAGCGTCAGGCTGATGGTTCACGCAAGCCAGCAACGCAACATCCTGCTTATCAGGTTCTTTGTCGCCGCCCTAATCTTGAGATGACGCCATCGCGGTTTATGTTGATGCTTGTTGCCAGCATCTGTCTTCGTGGTAACGGTTTTGTCGAAAAAAAAATGATCGGCAATAAGCTCGTTTCGCTGGTTCCACTCCTCCCACAAAACATGGTTGTTAAGCGGCTTGATGATGGTTCTCTACAGTACACTTACACGGAGTCATCCTCACAACGCGTGATACCCGTGAAAAACATCATGCATATTCGTGGGTTCGGGCTTGATGGTGTCTGCGGGATGATGCCGATGATGGCTGGTCGTGATGTCATCGGCGCTGCAATGGCCGTAGAAGAGTCAGCTGCAAAAATTTTTGAAAATGGCCTTCAGAGTTCAGGGTTTCTCTCAGCTGAAACCGCCCTTGATAAAGATCAGCGTGAAAGGCTGCGTGGCTATATGCAGGCATTCACCGGTTCCCGGAACGCCGGGAAAATCATGGTTCTTGAAGGCGGGCTTAAATACCAGAATGTGACAATGAATCCCGAAGCGGCTCAAATGCTTGAGTCCAGGGCTTTCAGTATCGAAGAAATATGTCGCTGGTTCAGGGTTCCCCCTTTCATGGTGGGCCATGCAGACAAGCAAAGCAGCTGGGCTTCAAGTGTTGAAGGTATGAATCTTCAGTTCCTGACAAATACGCTCAGGCCACTTCTCGTAAATATTGAGCAGGAAATTTCACGATGTTTGCTTGATGGTGATGAAGAGTTATTTGCGGAGTTCTCTGTTGAAGGGTTACTGCGTGCAGACAGTGCCGGACGTTCTGCCTACTACACAACAGCGCTTCAGAACGGATGGATGTCACGTAATGATGTTCGTCGCCTGGAGAATATGCCGCCGATTGAAGGGGGTGAGATTTACACCGTACAGCTGAATCTCACGCCACTGGAAGACCTGAAGCAAAACAGCCAGGCAGCTCAGGCCGCTAACCTTCTGAAAATACACAACTACGTTTTCCCGGATATTCCTTTCGAACAATCCCCGCTCAAGAAAGCGGCTTAGGAGCTACCCAAATGACACTGAAAAGCCTTCCGGCTGCGCCGGCAGGACGGCCTTCTGCGCTCTCAAATCGCGATTTGCCGTCTGCTGCTATGGAACGCTGGAACGGCGGTATCAAAGCCGCTAAGCCAGATGAAAACAGCATTTCCGTGTTTGACGTGATTGGTGCTGACTACTGGGGCGATGGAGTGACTGCCAGCCGTATAGCGGGCGCACTGCGTTCAATGAATGGGTCTGACGTCACCGTGAACATCAATTCACCTGGCGGTGACATGTTTGAAGGACTCGCCATCTACAACCTTCTGCGTGAGTACGAAGGGAAAGTGACCGTAAAGGTCCTTGGTCTGGCGGCTTCAGCGGCCTCAATTATTGCGATGGCTGGCGATGATATCCAGATAGGTCGTGGTGCATTCCTGATGATCCATAACTGCTGGGTCTATGCGATGGGTAATCGTCATGACCTTTCTCAGATAGCAGCGGATATGGAGCCATTCGATAAAGCAATGGGTGATATCTACTCCTATCGCTCAGGCCTCAGCGCTGAAGATATTGCTGAAATGATGGACGGTGAGACCTATATCGGCGGCAGTGATGCTGTTGATAAAGGTTTCGCTGACCGTCTCCTGTCTGCCGACGAAATATCCGATGACGATGACAGTCCGGCAGCTGCATTGCGTAAGCTCGACGCTCTGTTAGCCAAGGCAGAAACGCCACGTTCAGAGCGGCGAAAACTTCTCAAAGCTTTATCAGGCAGCACGCCGGGCGCTGCTGCCAGTCCAGAGGGTACGCCGAGCGCTACCGATGAAGTAAACCCCGAAAATCTCAAACAACTCCAAGACGCCCTGGCGGCGTTCGGCAAATAAGGAATTACCATGTCAGAAGTAAATGAAATCCTGAAAAAAGTTACTGCAAGCATTGAGGAGGCCAATGGCAAATTCAGTGCTAAAGCGGAAGAGGCGCTGAAAGAGGCAAAAAAATCAGGAACCCTTTCTGAAGAGACAAAAGCGGCAGTTGATAAAATGGCTTCGGAATTTAATGCGCTCCGTGAAGCTGAAAAAACTCTGAAAGCTGCTCTGGGTGACCTGGAGCAGCATGTCGCTAACATGCCTCTGCAAAATGCAGTGAAGGTCGCGCAGTCTGCAGGCCATGTTGTCATTTCAAGCGAAGCACTCAAAATGTTTGCTTCCAGCGTTGAATCAGGAAAGCGACTGAGTATTCCCGTCAACTCAGCGCTGACTTCACCAGACCTGCCGGATCGTGTTGTGGAACCACAGCGACTGCCCGGTATCGATACAGCGCCTAAGCAGCGACTTTTTATTCGCGATCTTATTGCGCCGGGTCGTACTGGTTCGCCCGCAATTTTCTGGGTTCAGCAAACCGGCTTTACTAACGCTGCCAAAGTGGTGCCAGAAGGTGAGAAAAAGCCTTACAGCGACATCAAGTTTGAAACCAAAATCACGCCTGTCACAACCATTGCGCACATGTTCAAAGCGTCGAAACAGATTCTCGATGACTTTGCGCAACTTCAGTCAACCATTGATGCAGAGATGCGTTACGGTCTGAAGTACGTTGAAGAGCAGGAGATTCTTTTTGGCGACGGCAGCGGTGCTCACCTGAAAGGCATCGTTCCGCAGGCATCCAAGTTTGATCCTGCCTTTAAGGTCGCTCAGCAGAGCGGTATCGATGATTTACGCCTGGCTATGCTGCAGGCTCAGTTGGCTCGTTTCCCAGCATCAGGTCACGTTCTGCACTTTATTGATTGGGCAAAGATCGAACTGACCAAAGACAGCCTGGGCCGCTATATCCTGGCTAACCCTTCTGCTTTGACCGGACCGACCCTTTGGGGACTGCCGGTAGTGGCGACTGAAGAAGGTAAATTCGTTGGCAAGTTCCTGACAGGTGCATTCAATGTGGCCGCTCAGCTCTTTGACCGTGAAGATTCTAACGTTGTTATCTCCACCGAAAACGGCACTGACTTCGAAGAGAACATGATCTCAATTCGCTGCGAAGAGCGACTTGCGCTTGCTGTTAAGCGTCCTGAAGCGTTCGTTTTTGGCAACTTCAGCGGTGCCGAAAGCGGTTCGTAACCATCAGCGGCCTCCGGGCCGCTTTTTCTCTCGGGATTCTCATCATGATTATCAATCTTGAAACGGTGAGAGAGCATTGCCGTATTGATGCTGACGATACCAGCGAAGATTCGTTGTTAACCATCTACATTGGTGCAGCAAAGCGACACATTGAAAAATGGACGCGCCGAAATCTCTATGAAACCAACGCTGATAGTGGGTTTGAAACAGACGAGGATCGTCTGCTGCTTGATGATGATATCCGTCTGGTCATATTGCTTCTGGTCGGTCACTGGTATGCAAATCGCGAAGCGGTCAGTGAACAAAAAACCAGTGAAATGCCTCTGGCCGTTGATGCGCTTCTTCAGCCTTACAGGGTTTATGGTCTATGACAGCCCTGGCTGCTGGCGAGCTTGATAAACGCATCAGGGTACAGCGCACTGAACCAGAACGCGGGCCGCTTGGTGAAGTATTGCCGGGTCAGGTTGTTATCAGTTCTCCCTTTATCTGGGCTAAAGCTGAAAATATTTCAAACCGCAAAATACGCAGCCTGGATCAGCAACAGATTGTTGAGACATGGCAATTCACTATCCGTCCGCGTATCGATGTTCAGACGGACTGGAAAATAAGCTGGGGAATTGAGGTTTATACAATCAGAGCCGTTGATCGCAGCAGGCGTGATCGTGCCGTCATCACTGCTGAAAGGGATGTTCGTCATGATTGAGTCAGGTATTTATAAAGCCCTTCAGGCCCTGTCCGGGCTGCAAGTTTACCCATTAGTCATTCCTGATACTGAGCAGGAAGGGATTACTTATCAGCGCATTTCTGACCCCGAGATTGAAAATGGTCTTGTCAGAACGTCGCTGGTGGCGGGGCGCTTCCAGATTTCCTTTGTCAAAGTCTCTGACTATTCGGGTCTGCTGGCTCTGGATAATCAACTCTGGCAGATGTGGAAGAGCATCAGGCATGGTGATATTGGCGGCTATCCGGTTCAGTACGTTGAGCGCGGTTCTTTGCAACAGGATAAGTTCACGTTGTCCAACAACGCAGTGCAGTACCGCCTGAGCAGAGATTTTATTATCTATTTCAGTGAGGTGTGAATGTGCTGAGTATGCAGGTTACAGGGCTTGATGAGCTTGAACGTCAGCTTATTGCCCTGGGTGAAAAAGCCGGTACAAAAGTATTGCGTGACGCTGGCCGCGCTGCCCTTGAAATCGTTGAGCAGGACATGAAAGAGCACGCAGGTTACGACGAGTCCGCAAAGGGCCCGCACATGCGTGACTCCATCAAAATCCGTTCCACAACCCGCACCAAAGGCAATGCAGTCGTCGTGCTTCGTGTCGGACCCAGTAAGCAGCACTTCATTAAAGCGCTGGCTCAGGAATTCGGCACAGTAAAACAGGTTCCTTCACCCTTTATCCGTCCGGCGTTGGACTACAACAAATCCCGCGTCCTCAGAATCCTCGCGGTTGAAATACGGGACCGCATTCAAAACAACGGGTAGCAGCCGCTACCACTTCAAAAGAGAGAAAATCATGGCTGATAATAAAACTTCGCCAGAATACGCGATGCTGCCTGCTGGCACCGTGGTTATGTGGGGCGCGGCTGGCGCGGCTGTTTCCGCAATGAAACCGCTGATTAACTGTAAAGCGCTCGGTGCAACCGGTCAGACGGGCGGTTTCGTTGACTGCACCACGCTTATTGATACGAGCAAGCAGTTTATCTCTGACCTGCCCGAGGGTCCTGAAAAGTCACTCGGCTTTGTGGACGACCCGTCTAACACCGATTTTGCGGCCTTCCTTAATGCTGCGCAAAACCGTCAGACGGTTCAGTTCTACGTTGAGCTGCCGAACGGTCGCACCGCCAACATGGTTCTGGCGCTGTCTGGCTGGCAGATGAATGAAATCACCGCACCTGCCAGTGAAGTCATTCAGATCACCGTTCAGGGCAAGCAAAACAATATCCAGTGGGGCGTTGCTTCCGGCTCTTAATTCTTAAACAGCGCCGCTGTCATGGCGGCTTTAACCACTAAGCAGGTAGAAATCTGATGTCAGATAATTTCGATATTTCAAAACTCAAATCGCTTTTGTTGCAGCCGAAAAACACCGCCGTAAAAACAGAAATGTTTGGTACCCCTGTTTATATCCGCCGTCGCACCGCTGGCGAGCTTATCAGCTATGAAGAGGCGCTTGATAAGGCGCAGGAAAGCGGCAACGTCCGTTCTATCTCAGAAATGAGTGTTCAGCTTGTCATCGACAGCCTGGTGAATGCTGACGGCTCAGCCATTCCCGCTGAGATGCTGCCAACGGCGGCTGAGCTGATTGATTCGCATGACAATCCAGCCCTGATGGAAGCGATTGAGCGCGTCAAAACGCACGCTATCGGCAAGCTGGAAGAAGCGGAAAAAAACTAACGGGCTCGCCGTGGCTCCAGCTTATTTTCTGGCTGGCTGACAGGTGGGGCGAACCTGACCCCTCCGTCATAGCGGCGCTGCCCTGTGACGTGCTGAACCACTGGCGGGCTTACTTCCTTCAACAGGGGATTCTGAAACAGCCCGGCCCTGAAAACTCTTCTTCTGTCAAAACTCCGCATCACCCGGCAGGTAACGTAACTGCGCCTGACGTCAGTCAGCAGTGTGATGCTGTCATGAGGGCGTTAATGTAATGGCTGATGTCGCTTCCCTTGCCGTAGGGCTTCACCTCAACGCGGCTAACTTTAAAACGCAGCTCATCGGGGCGTATGGCGATGCTAACAAACAGTCCCGTCAGTTCAACCGACAGGCGCAGGATGATGCCAAAAAGACTGAAGAGGCCTACAGGCGCGTAACATCCACGGTCAGCGGTCTGGCAGGTCGCATCGCCGGGCTGGCTGGTGTGGGATTGTCGCTTGGTGCGATTATCCAGACCTCGCGCCAGTACTCACAGGCACTGTCTGACCTGTCATCAATTACCGGCGCAACGGGGGACAAACTTCGCGCTCTCGATCAGGCTGCTCAGCAGATGGGCCGATCTACTGAATACAGCGCGAGTCAGGCCGTTGAAGCGCTAAAGCTGATGGCTTCGGCTAAGCCTGAACTGCTTGAGACGGCTGACGGGCTGCAAAAGGCGACAAACAGCGCGCTTCTTCTGGCTCAGGCTGGCGGCAGCACGCTGCCAGATGCAACGCGCACACTGGCACTGTCACTTAACCAGTTCGGCGCGGGCGCTGAGCAGGCGGACCGTTATATTAACGTTCTGGCTGCAGGTGCCAAATTCGGCGCGTCTGAAATCAACGACACCGCCGCCGCGATTAAAAATGGCGGTGTGGCCGCAGCACAGGCCGGAATCGGTTTTGAAACGCTTAATGCTGCGATTCAGGTGCTGGCATCGCGTGAAATTAAAGGCGGTGAGGCGGGTACCGCACTGCGTAACATTATCCTCAGTCTCGAAAAAGGCACGGATAAAACGCTCAAACCGTCTGTCGTCGGGCTGAGCAAAGCGCTTGAAAATCTTGCAGGAAAAAACCTTTCGACGGCGCAGGCGGTTAAACTTTTTGGCGTTGAAAACCTCAACTCTGCTTCAATACTGACCAGTAACCGCAGCAAGCTGGATGAACTGACAAAGTCTCTTACCGGCACTCAGACAGCCCACGAACAGGCAGCAGTCAGGGTCAATAACCTGAACGGCGATCTGATGGGGCTGACAAGTGCCTTCGAAGGCCTGATCATTAAGGTCGGTCAGTCTGGTAATGGTCCACTGCGTTCCGGCGTTCAGAGCATTACGGAATCCGTCAACGCCCTGGCTGATAACTTCAATACTGTTGCCTCAGTCGCGCTCTATACGCTGATTCCGGTCCTGTCTACCAAACTGACTGCCGGGCTCAGGGAAAGCGTGACCTCCTGGGCTGCTAATGAAATGGCAGTCAGAAGAAATGCATTACAGCAGGCCGAAATTGCTAAGCAGACCATTGCAGCGGCACAGGCCACGCGTTTACAGGCTCAGGAAGAGGCCCGTTACCTTGGCACGCGCACAGCGGCAAACGCTGCAGCGGGCATCAATGTCGGGTACCAGAAAGAACAGGTCGCGCTAAGTCGCACGATCAGAGAGTCGAGAATTGCTGAAACGGCGGCTACTGAGCGGCTTGTGGCGGCGAATTCACAGCTTTCCCTTGGTGCGCGGGCGGCATCAGTCGCTTCAGGGCTGGCGAGGGGGGCTTTCTCACTCATTGGTGGCCCGGTGGGTGCGGCGATGCTGGCCGGTTCTGCGTTACTTTATTTTCATGAGCAGGCGAAGCAGGCCCGTCAGTCAGCGCTTGATTTGAAAGGTGCGGTCATTGAAACAACGGCTGCGCTGATGCAGTTATCTGACAAGCAGCTATCGGTTAAACAGCTTGATTTGCAGGACCAGTATGAAAATCAGGTCACTCAGCGAAATCAGCTGATTAAAGAAATTCAGGATGCTGACAGTCGCATCGACAGTCTGAAAGGTTTTGACCCGTTCGGGCAGTTATCAGGCGTTGAAAAAGGAAAAACACGCGCAGAAGCCGACCTTGAGTCGGTTAATACTGGTCTGAAAACGCTCAAAGACAACATGGAAAATGTCGATAAAGCGCGTTTTCTGGTTAAAACGGGCATAGCTGATTCTGCAAAAAATCTTAAAAGTGACATTCAGGCAGCAACGGCAGCGGCGGCGGATGCCGGAAAAGTACAGTCACCCTGGAGCGGTGAAGACCCGGCAAAAGTAGACAAAAAGGCTGCGCAGGCGCTTAAACAGTTTCAGTCACTCCGTAATGAAATTGAACAGGCGCATGCATCCAGCCTGGAAAAAATCAACCTTCAGGAAAAGGTTTCGCAGGAAAAAATCCTCAAAGATGCCAAAGCTGCTGGCGTAAGTCAGATCGAGGTGCAGAGGGTGCTGACGCTAAACGCGACAAACTATCAGCGCCAGCGTCAGGAACTGGCTGAGCAGTATTCCCCGGCAAGGGCGGTAATGCGTCAGGAGTCAGAGGCCAGCCGTGACCTTAAGCAGCTTTACGCAGCCCGCCTGATTACTGAACAGGAGTATCAGTCAGCACGTATCACGCTTGCAAACGACTCCGCGCAAAAGCTTATTCAGGCACAGGCCAACCGCACGGCAGCGCCGAAGCTGAACATAGCGGGTGAGGTTGACCCGGTCGCTCAGCTTCAGAATCAGTTAGTGCAGCAGCAGAGCCTTTACGATGCCTACTATGCCAACGGCAAAATTAATAAGGAAACCTATGAAGCGCTTATGCAGAAATCCAGCCAGGATTCAGCGGATGCACAGTATCAGGCAGCGCTGAATCTTTACTCGGGACAAAGCAGGCTTCATAAAGGCTATATCAGCCTGATCGATGCCGTACGTGAGAGAACCACAAATTCCCTTACCGGGCTGCTGACCGGAACGCAGAGCTTCAAAGAGAGCCTTTCAAACCTGTTTGCCTCGCTGGCGCAAAGCGTGATTCAGAGCCTGGTCGATATGGCCACACAGGCAATTCTGACTAAAACCATTCTCTCCTCGTTTATGAGCTTTGGCGGTGGTGCTTCAGTGGCGGGTTCCGCCGCATCTGCAGCTTCTTCAGGCGCTATGGGGTTGAGCACAAGTTATCAGGGATTTGATAGCGGCGGTTTTACTGGCGTTGGTGCAAAGAATGATCCGGCAGGTGTTGTTCATAAGGGTGAGTTTGTTTTCACCAAAGAGGCTACAGAGCGCATAGGCGTATCAAATCTTTACAGCATGATGCGCGGTTATGCAGAAGGTGGGCTGGTTGCTCCGCCAACTGAGCGACCTGTATCGGTTGATTCTGCACGTCCCGGTGCGGTAGGTAATACGGTTATTCAGGTTGATGCGCCAGTAACTATCGTACAGGAAAACAGCTCAGGTGATTCCTCCGCTGCAGGTACTTCTGCTGCTGCATCTCAGCTTAAATCGATAGTGCAGACCACTATCACGGAACGCCTGCGGAAAGAAATTTCACCCGGAGGCCTCCTCTATAACGGACGATAGCGATAATGGCAACAGACACTTTTACCTGGGAAGTCAGGCTGCAAGCGAGCGAGCAGATTAGCGTAGCGACCAATTCAGCGCAGTTCGGGGATGGTTATAAGCAAGTATCTGGGCGCGGCATTAATGATGTTGCTGAAAGTTGGTCACTGACATGCAATGGCAGGAAGGCTGTCATAGTGGAGGTTAGAGCATTTCTCAAAACACACGTTGCTAGTTCATTCTGGTGGACTAATCCCTGGGGTGAGAAAAAGCTGTTCAGGGTTAAAGCTGATTCAGTAAACCCTAAGTTCATAAACGGAGATTTTGTAGAAATTACTTTTACTTTTGAACAAGCATTTGGTCCATAACTTGATCATAAAGCGTCAAGAGATGAATTTCTTACTTCCCATTGAATTATAGAGGCTTTAGGATTATGTCCATCTTTAACTTTGGGATAGGGATATGAAAAAAATATTCGTCTTTTTTATGCTTATTACTTTTTCGCATTTAGCATTATCAGCGGAGTGGTCTACATCTTTCAGTAGTGACGAAATGCGCGGTACCGCGCAAAAATTCATTCAAACTGAATCAAATAACTCAGTAGACTTTGACTTTCCCTATAATGGTGGTTCGAAGATGGGCCTTATGCTCCGTTCTAAAAAGTCTCAAATAAAGGACGGGCAGAAAGCTGAAGATTTACCGCTATCAGAAGCAATATTGGTAATAAGCAAAGGCCAGTTTTTGTGCAGTTCATACGGCGATTGTCATGTTTCAGTAAAATTCGACGACGGTAAAATTCAAAAATTCGCCATGTCTCCTGCATCCGGTGGGAGATCTGACGTTATTTTCTTTGAAGACTCAAAATCCTTTATAAAGGGTATTAAATCACACAAAAAACTAATTATTGAAGCTGATTTTTATCAAGCAGGCCCCAAGCAATTCAAATTTGATTTAGTTGGAGCTGAAAAGGATAAATAAATTGTCAATTATCTAAGGAAACCCACTTCGGTGGGTTTTTTTTATGGGTGAAAAATGAGTTTTAATCAGGATGTACAGGCGCTTGAGCCTGGCAGTCTGGTGCAGTTGATTGAAATTGACGGCACTGAATTCGGGCTTGATACCGTTCTTCGCTTTCATGCCTACAACATAGCCGCTGAGGGCTGGAAATCCTTTGCGGCTGAAAATCTGCCTTCCATTATCTGGCAGGGGAATGAGTATGATCCTCATCCTTACGAGCTGACTGGCGTTGAAATGACAAGTTCAGGGACGCAGCCTACTCCAAAGCTTTCTGTGGGTAACGTGGGTAATTATGTTACCGCTCTTTGCCTTCAGTTTGATGACCTCGTTAAAGCCAAAGTCAAAATACATACCACGATGCTGAAGTATCTGGATGCGGACAACTGGACAGCAGGCAACCCAAACGCGAATCCACAGGAAGAGCGTCTTCAGCTTTTTTATGTCAATGCAAAAACGGCAGAAACCCGCGTCCAGGTGGATTTTGAACTGTGCTCGCCATTTGATATTCAGAGCCTCCAGTTGCCATCACGCCAGATAACGCCGGTCTGTACATGGTGCATGCGAGGCTGGTACCGCACAGGAACCGGCTGCGATTATGCCGGAAACCGTTATTTTGCAAAGGATGGCTCCCCGACTTCCGACCCGGCAAAAGATGTGTGTGGCGGTCGCCTGGCTGACTGCAAGGCCAGATTTGGCGACACTGAGCCGCTTCCTTTTGGTGGATTCCCTGCAGCTAACCTTCAGGGTAGATAATGATGCGCGAAAAAATCATGGCTGCAATCACAGAGCATGTGGCTGCAGAGTATCCGAAAGAAGCCTGTGGGCTGGTGGTTCAGGCTGGCAGGGCGCAGGTATATATTCCCTGCAAAAATATCTCAGAAAATCCAAATGAGCACTTTGCCATTTCGCCCACAGAAAAGCGTGCGGCAGAAAAGCAGGGGGCAATACTGATGGTCATTCACTCTCACCCTGACGTACCTCAACTCATTCCGTCTGAACGTGACCGGGTTCAGTGTGATTATTCAGGCGTGGAGTGGGGGATAATGTCCTGGCCTGATGGTGATTTCTGCACGATAAGCCCACGTGGCGATCGCGAACTTGTTGGCCGTAAGTGGGTATTGGGTTTTTCCGACTGCTGGACACTCATCATGGATTACTACCGTCAGGAGCATGGCATCACACTTAATAACTGGTCTGTGGATTACGAGTGGTGGGTTGATGGCAAAGAGAATCGCTACGACGAGAACTGGCAGGCTGAAGGTTTCATTGAGGTACCAAATGCAGAAATGCGTGAAGGCGATATGATCATGATGCGGATTCAGGCCCCGGTAACTAACCATGCCGCGATTTATCTTGGCGACAACCTCATTCTTCATCACAACTTGGGCAATTTATCAACACGTGTCCCTTATGGCGATTACTGGCGTAACCGTACCGTTCGTGTTGTGCGGCGAAAGGAGCTGGCAGATGCTTAAAACAATGCGATTGAAGGGTGTAATGGCAAAAAAGTTTGGGAAAATTCACCAGTTCCATGTTGCAGACCTGCGCGAGCTTATCCGCGCTATGTGTTCACAGGTGCCGGGGTTCAAAAAGTACGTATCTAACGCGCATCTTAATGGCATCAGGTTTGCGTTCTTCAGTGGCAAAGACAATATCTCACTTCAGGAGTTTGATATGTGTTCTGCGTCCCCAGAGTTTGAAATGGAGCCCATCATTGAAGGCTCTAAGCGAGGAGGAACCCTGCAGATCATCATCGGTGCTGTCGCATTGGTAGCCGCATTTTTCACAGCAGGTGCTTCATTTGCAGCCTTTGCGGGGATAAGTGCGGCCGCAGCAGCGGCAACCACGACAGCTCTGACAGGTCTTGGCATTAGTATGCTGTTAGGTGGCGTTGTTCAGATGTTGACGCCGCAGCCGAAATTCAACGTTGGCGCATCATCCAGTACTGACAACAAGCCTAACTATGCATTCGGTGCTCCGGTCAATACTGTAGCGATGGGCTATCCGGTTCCTGTTCTTTACGGGCTGCGAGAAATTGGCGGCGCAATTATCAGTGCCGGCAGCTTTACCAGCGATCAGCAATAAAATTTATTATTACCACAGGCCACTTTCGGGTGGCTTTTTTTATGGGTGAAATATGCGGCTTCTCGACGGTGTAACTATCCATGGTAACAAGGGCGGCGGCGGCAGTGCGCACACTCCGGTAGAACAGGCCGATGATCTGCTTTCTGTCGCAAAACTTAAAATGCTCCTGGCAATCTCTGAAGGTGAGATTCAGGGGGATTTAACCGCGCAGCAGATTTACCTGAATGACACTCAGCTTGCGAATGACGACGGTAGCTACAACTTTACAGGCGTTATCTGGGACTGGAGAAAAGGTACTCAGGACCAGACCTACATTCAGGGCATGCCAGAGGTCGATAATGAGCTTTCAGTTGGTGTCACTGTAACTCAGTCAGTTCCCTGGACCCGACAGTATAACAATCTGTCACTGGATGCTGTGCGTATCAAGCTCAGTCTTCCTGTGCAGTACCAGTATAAAGATAACGGTGACATGGTTGGAACCGTCACTCAGTACGCGATTGATCTTTCTACTGATGGCGGCGGATGGGTTCAGGTTGTTGATGGCCGGTTCAGCGGAAAAACGACATCTGAGTATCAGCGCGATCATCGCATTGATTTGCCAAGAGCAACAAGCGGCTGGTCAGTACGCGTTCGTCGTATTACTGCAGATTCAACATCTTCAAAGCTTTTGAATGCTTTCCGTGTGTTTTCATTTGCTGAAGTCATCGACAGCAAGCTTCGTTATCCTAATACCGCGCTGCTCTACATTGAAGTCGATGCGAGCCAGTTTAACGGGCAGGCACCCAAAGTGACCTGCAAGCCCAAAGGCAAGCTGGTACGTGTCCCTACAACCTATGATCCGGTAAGCCGCAGCTATAACGGCACGTGGGCGGGTGATTTTAAATACGCCTATACCAATAATCCCGCATGGATATTTTATGACCTGGTGCTTGATAAAGTTTACGGTATGGGAACGCGCATCGATGCTTCCATGATTGATAAGTGGGAGCTGTATAGCATCGCTCAGTACTGCGATCAGCCTGTGCCGAACGGCGCTGGTGGTACGGAACCTCGATTTACCTGTAACGTTTTTATCCAGAGTCAGCAGGATGCTTACACAGTCCTGAAAGACATTGCCGCGATTTTTCGTGGTATCACTTTCTGGGGTAACAGCCAGATTTTCGTCAATGCAGACGTGCCGCAGGTTGATTCAAACGGTAACGTCGATGTGGATTTTGTTTATCACGTCTCAAACGTGATTGACGGGCTTTTCACCTATGCGGGTGGAAGCTACAAAAACCGCTATTCATCCTGCCAGGTGAGCTGGTCAGATCCAATCAATCATTACTCGGATACGGTTGAAGGCGTCTACGATTCCGATCTGGTTCAGCGTTATGGTGTGCGCGAAATGAGCCTGACAGCGATTGGTTGTACTTCGCAAAGCGAGGCACACCGCCGTGGCCGCTGGGCTATTTTGTCAAATGCGAAAGACGGGACCGTTTCATTCGGCGTTGGCCTGGATGGTTATATTCCGGTGCCGGCTGAAATTATCGGTGTTGCCGATCCGTTCAGAAGTGGCAGGCAAAACGGCGGGCGGCTGAGTTCGGTTAACGGGCGAAGCTTCGGGCTGGACCGCACCATTGATTACACTGTTGGCGACAGGCTTGTGGTGAATCTGCCAGACGGAACTGCACAGACACGCACCATATCCGCCGTCAGTGCGGACAAAAAAACGGTAACAGTAGCAACTTCATTCAAAATGGACCCTGTTGCAGGTGCTGTCTGGGCAATTGACAGTGACAATCTGGCTATCCAGTACTTCCGCGTTACATCCATTTCCGGCAATGACGACGGCACATTTACTGTTGCGGGTGTCCAGCATGACCCTAACAAGTACCGTTATATTGATGATGGTGTTCGCATTGAAGCAGCACCTATCACGGTAACGCCTATTAACGTGCTTAAGGCTCCAGCCAACATAAAGTTGGAAGAAGTCAGCTACGTTGAGCAGGGTTTGTCTGTGGCTTCGATGCAGGCGATATGGGACAGGGTTGATGGTGCGATCAGTTATGTAGCTCAGTGGCGCAAGGATAAAGGCGACTGGGTCAACGTAAGCCAGACCAGCGCACAGAGCTTCAGCATCCGGGGTGTTTACAGTGGTGTTTATGATGTGCGTGTCAGGGCGGTGAATGCCGCTGAAGTCTCTTCACCCTGGGGATTTTCCGACAGCACGACAATCACAGGTAAGGCAGGCAAACCGGGGACACCAGTTAACCTTATGGCCACAGACAATGTGGTATGGGCTATTGATGTTACATGGAGTTTTCCTGACGGTTCAGGCGACACGGCTTACACCGAAATTCAGGTGGCAACGACCGCTGACGGCCAGAACCCTCAGTTCCTTGCTTACGTGCCCTATCCGGGCGTGAGCTATCAACACGGCCCGATGGCTGCTGGCGTTCGTCGCTGGTACCGTGCCCGGCTGGTGGACAAAATCGGCAATACCGGGGACTGGACAGGCTTCAAAGCGGGTATGTCCAACGTCAATGCTGATGACCTGATAGGTAGCGTCGTTGAAGAATACCTTCAGTCTGAAGACGGCAAGGCGCTGCTGACGCCGCTGATTACAGACCCGAGCGCACTGGCTGAAAGCATTCTCGCCAACTATGCCGATGTGGAACAGCAGTGGGCCAACTATGGAGAGAACCGTGCCGGAATTCTTGAGGCCCGAAAGGTTGCCGCTGACGCCCAGAGTTCAGTTGCAGAGCTGAACACTACCGTTACAGCCGGATTCAAATCCACTAATCAGGCTATCGCGGATAACTCCGCTGCCATTCAGCAGAAAATGACCGCTTATGCAGATGCAAATGGCGGAGCGGCCATTTACACGCTGAAGGCGGGTATCAGCTATGGTGGCGTAAACTATGACGCGGGTATGTCTGTTGCCGTTACTATCAACGGCTCTCAGGTCAACACGCGATTTGCAGTCAATGCTAACCAGTTCGTCGTTATCAATGGCAGCGGAAATAACGAGTATTCACCTTTCGTTATTAAAGACGGTCAGGTGCTAATCAGTCAGGCATTCATCGGTGAGGGCTGGATCACCAACGCCATGATCGGCGGGTATATTCAGTCGAACAACTACGTGGCCGGTTCTGTCGGTTGGAGAATGAGTAAAGACGGTAATTTCGAAAATAACGGCACTGATGGCAGTGGGCGCATGACGCAGACAAATACCGCAATAAGCGTTTATGACGCAAATGGCGTGCTTCGTGTGAAAATTGGGAAACTAAGTTAATGGCCTGGGGATTTGGTACATGGGATGCAGCCGGAAGAGATAATAACACTGGGCTGGTCAAGATAAACGCTGTAGGGACTATGAACTTTGATAGCAATTACACTGGAACACAGTCCTTTTATTTGCCTTCTGGCTACTCCCTGTCTTACCTGCACCAGGCTGGGGGTAATTACATCGGAAGAATGCGAATTACGATATCTGGTACCAGTGTGTCAATATCGAACGTTGCAAATGACGATTACTCTTCAGGAACTTTAGGTAAATATCAGATGAACTTTGTAGTTGTCTATGCGAGGTAGGTTATGTCGTTTGGACCGCTTCTGACCGATTCTCAGGGTGTGCCATTTTACATAGATGGCACAAGACCTTTAACTCTGGTCAATAAAGTTGTTTACAGCGTCCCATCACCTGGGGGGTTAAGATCAATAGATTTGTACCCGAATGACGGAGTGATGCGATTTGTTTTTATTCAGGATAACGCGGGTACAACGAGCAATTACTGTTCGTGGTTACAAATGGACAGCAACGTATGGCGTCTGTATATGAATTACCAGAGTGGAACATCAGTGACTGTTTTCATTTTTGGTTATGCAAACCAACCCGTCCCAGCGTGGGGGGTGGCGATTTGGGATGACCAGAATAATTGCATTCTAACCAACGAAAGCAAAGTTCTCAGGGATGTGACTTCATTAGGGGATCAGTCATCTGATACGAATTCGGGGTTTAGATACACTGGTACTTTGGACGGTAGTTGGGCGGTAGCTCCTTTCTGGAGTGGTTTATTTACTGGAGTTAATAACTCTACAGGTCAAGCAAGGCCAGTAACCGCAACATTTTATCTTGCCGCTCACTTCAATGGTTCTCAGACCTTCTTAAGGTCTGGCATTGGTCAGGGCTCAGTAGATGGCAATGTTTCAAATGCCAGTTATAGCAACTCACGATGTTTGCTGACTTGTATTAATGTTGATAGATATTGAAATTCGATCTTTTTGATTGATAAGATTAATTGATGTATATTTCAATTATGTGTAAAAGGATATTAAACATAAATAAGGGTTTCACCGTGAAAAAAATTGCTTTGTTAATTTTAGTTGTGCTGCTTTCAGGGTGCCAAACGTTACCTCCAGCTCAATGTACTGCAACAGCCAGCATCGGTGGTCAGGATACCACTGTTCAGATATACGGCGTCAGAAAGCAGGCCAACCAGACACAGTATTACGCCGGAAACCCATTCGGGTGGAAGTGGGTATCAAAAAACAATTTCACGCAGTCTACTTGCGAAAAATAAGCAACAAACCAATCACAAAGAACCCGGCCATTGAGCCGGGTTTTTTATTGCCCGGAGATCGTCATGTCAGCAGGTGCTATCGCTTTAACCAATAACTCAACCACTGTAAACGGGAGTGGTACCAGTTTCACATCGGAAATTAAAGCCGGTGATTTCGTTTATGTCACGGTAGGCGGCGCACCATACACGCTGGTGGCTGCTAGCATCACGTCAGACACCCAAATGACGCTTGCCGTAGCTTTCGACGGCCCGACAACAAGCGGATTAGCCTGGAATTCTGTACCGGCCTCTTTGCAGGTTGCTATTACCCAAAAAATCCTAAATGACTTTGCCAGTGTTGCGCGTGGCCGCATTCTGGACTTTCAGAACTGGCAGAAGATTTACAGTGACGCGCAGTCAGTTGATGTGATTCGCCCGGACAGGACCACCTTCACCGGCCCGTCATGGGGATACATGGCGAACCAGTACAAAAACAAGATGGATAAAAGCCAGAATCTGAACGACCTGGCAGATAAAGTTGCAGCATGGAATAACCTTGCACGATACGGAAGTGAAGCTAACACTGCCGCACAGGGTAATGATACGAGACTCAACACGCTCAATGGTAAGTCAGGCGGGACGGTAACTGGTGGTATTACTACAACGGGAGCTATTACGGGGCCATCTACAGGGGGCCTTGCTGTAGCGGCTGGTGAAAATAACCGCGTAGAGATTAATAACGTAGCATCAGGCGGTAGTACAGGAAATCCCGTTGGTTGGACAGTCTACCGATGGTATGACGAACTCGTACAAACTGGAATACGTCGCGCAGGCAATACCACCATTCAATCTTATTTTGTTGCTCTGCCTGCTGTGGGTTCATGGGAGTTCCTGCGGTCTGGCAATGCATCCGCTCCGGGGTCGTGGATTAATGGTTCAGATGAGCGTCATAAAACTAAAATCAAGACTGTCAGCGATCCTCTTGCAGCCGTTCTTTCGTGGCGAGGAACAACTTACGACAAAAAGGACGGAGTAAGAGAGGTCGGACTAATTGCTCAGGACGTGGAAAAGTGCTGTCCTGAGGCTATTACCAGTAATGGTGACAGAAAATTCATGGATGGCACCTTAATCCCTGATTTCAAATACCTCAACACTTCTGGCGCAGCTGCTGCCTACCATACCGAAGCAATCAAAACCATTTTCGAGATTCTTTACCAACTTGCAGAATCCCCCGAAGAGGCTGTTAAAACGCTTGAGGTTATCCGTAAGAGAGCGGAAGAAATCAAAAGCATAAGCATTGACCAGGAAGAACCTCGCAAGGAAAAGCCGCCTGTTTTCGATGTTCCTACCAATGAGGAACCAATAAATAACGAAGACGCAGGATCGTAAAAAAGCCCGGCGACCGGGCAATGACTCAGCCGCACCTGTCTTTGCAGGTTTACGGGATGGGTGATTAAAGCTTAGTCACCCGTCAAAGCCCCTTCAAAATAAAATTCCTTTCCCGCCAATGTCTTTACAAATCTCCTAATCGTAGCGGCTTGATCAATTCCGCATAATGATATTACTGTAATTATATACAGTAAAATTCGGAGGGTATAACAATGCCCCGTGACTATGAAATCATGATTGCCTTTCGTCAGGCTATTAAACGTGACACTGAAGGCCGCTACACACTCAGCACGCTCGACTTTGTACGAGAGCTTGATAGCCTCAACTGGCATTACACGCTTCGCGCCGCTAACAAGTGGATAGAGACGCACACAACCACCTTCCGCGACATCTCAACCACTGAGGGAGAGGAACGCGTGTTTCAGATTTTCAATCCTAATGGTGGGTTCTGATGTTTGCCCTGGTTGACGTTAATTCGTTTTACGCCAGCTGTGAGACAGTATTCAGGCCAGACCTGCGCGGAAAACCTGTAGTTGTTCTCAGTAATAACGATGGTTGTGTCATTGCCCGATCTGCAGAAGCCAAAGCGTTGCAGATACCTATGGGAGCGCCTTATTTCAAACTTAAGAATGATTTCAGGCGGCATAACGTTCAGGTCTTCAGCTCAAATTACGCGCTTTACGCCGATATGAGTAATCGCGTCATGACAACGCTGGAAGACATGGCTCCGGCAGTCGAAATATATTCAATCGATGAGGCTTTCATGTGCCTGGATGGCATGCTGCGTCTTACATCACTTGATGATCTTGGGCGTAAAGTGCGAGCTAGGATAAAAAAGGAAACCCACCTAACAGTCGGCGTTGGAATAGCGCAGACAAAAACCCTTGCGAAACTGGCTAACCATGCCGCAAAAAAGTGGAGTAAGACAGGCGGCGTTCTGGACTTGTCCAACATTGACCGGCAAAAAAAGTTGCTTGCCCTTGTTCCTGTAGAGGATGTGTGGGGCGTTGGGCGGCGCATCAGCAAAAAACTCAATGCCATGGGAATAACTACCGCTAGGGACCTCTCAGAACAAAGCACATACATTATCCGTAAGCATTTTAACGTTGTGCTTGAGCGGACTGTGAGGGAGTTGCGGGGGGAACCATGCTTAGAGCTTGAAGAGTTCGCGCCGACCAAACAGCAAATAGTGTGCTCACGTTCGTTTTGA